TCAATTAAACTACACTAATAACATAAATTCTTTTATTCCATTTCTAATCCAATTTGATCAAAATGGCGGCCTTGAAAAAATCGAAAAAAAGATAAAACCTGCCAGCGAAGTTAATTTTGATAGTGGAAAACTAGTTTTGACACCGGCAAAGAAAGACGCTCAGAAAGTTGATAATCCAATTTATGTGCAAAATTATCAGTATGGTGTTGCTTTGACCGAAAAAGGAAAGCTCATTCCAGCTAAAACGATAGCAGAAGGATACGACAAAGGGGATGATGTAATTTCTGTTAGAAAAGGCAAAAGAAGAGTTGTTCCGGGCCTTCAAGACGAATTGCGAAATAAAGATTTTAACGTTGTTGATAAATTAAAATTTATCTCTGGAAAGACAGTCGAAACTTTATTAGTTGATTTAAAAGATAAAAATTTTAGAATAGAATATTACATACCAAAAACAAAGTCTGTTGTATTTGAGGATAGGTTTTCATACTATTTTGAGGCCAAAATCGCCGGCCTTGATCAAATCAAGTCAGCATTTGCTAAGAATCCTTTTACAAAAGGCAAAAACGTTCTTGATAAAATAATCAAACAAGGAGACTTTCAGATTTCAACCTTTAAAGAGTCCTCCATTTTGACTCCAGATCTTAAAAAAGCGTTGCAATCCAAAAATTTTAGTATTAAAAGTGATTATAGTTTTAGCGACACAATACCTCAAAAACTGTTTGCCTCTTACCTAGAGAATATTCTAGAAAATGAAGTGGGTGTTAAATTAGATCAAGACATTCGCAAAGGTATGGCAAACAGTTTTTATAAGTCATCGACCAACCAAATCACAAACTTATTGGCAAAACTTGCTAGCCAATCTAGGTTATTTGAAGTTGAGGAAAGAGATCATGGTGACTTTGTTGTTTTAGAGAATATTGATCTAGATCCAACTCCAACTACTAAACAGGTTGAAGAAAAATGTGATGTAAGTTTAATAAATTTTATTGGACTAAAAGAGGGAGTCAAAACAGACTTTAAAAGTAGTAGGTGCGATGTCGATCCGATGGAAATGCTTGGGAAAGAAGAGGTGTCCGACTCTGGCGAGACAATAACCGGGCCCTCCCTTATAGAGCAATTGACATCAGACAGTGTTTTCTACGCTCTAATAAGAACCAACATCATTGATTTTATGTTAAGAGGTATTTTTGCAACAACCCAGTTCGGAGCGGATCTGGGCCCAAAAAGTGTAATTTCTTCAGACAATTTGTTAGCCAATTTCTTTTATGACTTATTCCTTGATCAGCTTCAAAAAGATTTAAGAAATGAAGGTGCTAGAAAAACTCTGCTAACTATCAATCAGTTAAAAAGTCAAGCTTTAAAAATTTATAATAGAGATTATTTAGGCAAGACAATAGAGATTGGAGGATCCCCATATAAATTTGATCAAGAAAAGGATGGAGAGGAATCTTTAAAGTTTTTGTTTAACAGGGAACTTATTGTCATGGCCGGACGTTTCAACAATGTGATTGGCCTTGAAAATAATAAAAAATCTTTAAGTTTTCCAGTTATTGATTGTGCCTCTGCTGCGATAAGTGGAAAAAAGAACATTAGACTGCCAAAGGCATTTTTGTTAAACAATAGATTAGCCCTCCCGCAGAATTTATTTTTTGAAAGATTTTATAAGGTTAAACTATTCGAAGAAAGTGAAATCGGCACTAATCCCATAGTAAGAGAAAATCTAAAAGCAATCAAAGCTAGGTTTGGAGATGATTTCGAAACTGTAAATATTAGCGATTTTGATGAAATGGCAAATCTTGCCGATCCGAACAGACCGGAAAAGGATCTGAGAAATAGAATTCAAATAGAGAATAGCAAACTAAATTCTTTGGTGCCCGATAGGGTGAGGAAGGAAAATACAAGCCAAGTTAGAGAATATAAGAGATTGCGCAAAAAGTATAAAGATTGTGTTGAGGACATTGACGCAGAAAATCCTGAGCTGTCGAAAATAATTAGCAAAGGCAAAACGGAAGCGGGAGATGAAATCGTCTTAAAATGTCCTACCTTAGATCCACAAACAGCCCCGGATGAGTTAAAAAAGTATACAAATCTGAGAGCTTCAAAAGAAGTTGTGGCATGGCAAAAAGCAGATAAGGCAGTTCAAAAAACACAAGACAAAATCACACAGTTAAGAAATAAACTAAACAAGCTCTTAAAGGCGCCTAAAACAAACAAAACATCATCGGCGAATTATTTTAAAGAAGTAAAAATCGGCGCAAGATTAGTCTTTATTCCAAATCCTGTGTTTGCTGAGAAAAGTTTGGGCGAGATTAACAAGAATTATCTAGAAGCTAAATTAGCCAGAAAGATTTTTCAAAGTACTTTTCTTAGTCGATCAATGCCAAAGATAAGAAAGCAAGGTGCGTTCTATAGCATAGAACCTGTACAGCACACCGGAGGCACCAGCTTTGATTGCTACGTTAATTCAATTCCAATAGTTTCTGTCGAGAGCACTCTTACGACGTTTCCGTTGAATGGGGTAGTTGAGTGGAATAGAAATGAAAAAGCTTTTATAAATAAAATCAAAGAAACACCAGAGTATGAGTTTATTGTTGATTATTGCTTGGGGGAATCAAGAATTAAATCTATGATCACAGCTTATACAGTTATGAAAACAACAGATTTTAAAAGAGAAGTTGCAGACAATTTTAAAGCAACTAGGAAAACTCTTATTAGCATTTGGGAACAAATGTTAAAAGGATCAGACTATCGTTACAAGAATTCTCTAGTAAAGGCCGGCCCAGTGGCCTTGGCAAAGGGAAATCAAGATATTGAAGACTTGATTCTATCTTTCTTAATTAAGGCGCCATGGACAATTCTTAAGGTATTAGCTGAAAGTTATGATCCAAACATTGCCATTTCAAAGGGCATTTTAGATGCAGGTCGAGCCATTGCAGAAGTTGGAATTAATGCCGTAGAGACTGGATTTTCTTTGGCAGAACAAGTTGGCGTGGCAGCGGAAATAGCAAAAGAAGTGGCTATTTCAACCGGTGCATGGAGAGCAATGCCGGAGGATGAAAGAGCTGGTATTGATGCGGCAATTGATTCCTTAAATGACCTTCCAACAAGCGAAGAGAGAAAAGAAGTTTATGATGAAATTAGATTTTATTTGAACAATATACCGACGGCAACTGTGAGTATACCAATTTGGTTTGGCTTATTTATCTGGCCAACGACTTTTGGTGTTGTTTACTTGGTTGGTGATGCAATTGAAAAGGCCGCCGCTATTTATGATCATAACAAGAGTTCGAGCCAAGATCCTGTTAATGGTGAACTTGGGGCTGATGCGACTAACGCAAGAAATAAGTTAGTGCAGAAAATGAAAGGTTATGAAGTCGACATTGATAAATACAAAGAAATTTGTAAACTGGAAGACAAGAAAAAAACGCCCCCATCAGGGAAAGTCGTTAAAAGCGGCCTGTATACAAATGGTGGGGAATTTGTTGTGAAAGGTACTTTTGAAGAATACATTGGTTTTTATCACATACATGAAAATGAGGAAACTAAAGTATTAACATACATGGAATTTAGAGATCATATCCCCGGTACAGAACATAGGATTATAGTTCCTATACCAAAGGGGAAAAAGAAACCTTGTGATTAAGGAGGTCTAGAATGAGTGGTTTATCTCCAAAATATCCTCTAACTTATGATGGAAAAGATGGATTTTATACGCTAAATAAAGAATTTAATGAAATGGTGCAACAAAATTTAAAAAATTTAATTTTAACATCACCGGGTGAAAGAATTATGGATTCTAAGTTTGGAGTTGGGTTATTTAATTATCTGTTTGAACAGGATACAATAGAGGTTAGACAGTCGTTATCAGAGAAAATAACAGAGCAAGTTTCTCTTTACATGCCATTTCTTGAGATTAACGCTGTTGATTTTTACCCAAATGAGGGAAATTATGAATTTCAATCAAATTTTTTAGGAGTCATAATTGATTACACTATTCCAGCTTTGGGTGTTGATGAACAATTAGAAATTATGGTTTCTGATTTCTAAAATCAACTATTTAGTTAAAAAGGGTTAATTAAATGTCGAAATTTAAAAACGTTCCGATTAAATATACTAGCAGAGACTTTAATAGTATTAAAGAAGAACTAGTCGATTATGCAAAAAGATACTATCCAAACACATATAAGGATTTCACACAAGCTAGTTTCGGTTCCTTAATGTTGGATATGGTTGCTTATGTTGGCGATGTACTTTCATTTTATGTAGATTATCAGGCAAATGAGTCATTTTTGGATACGGCATTAGAATATGATAACTTGATTAAGCATGGAAAGCATTTAGGTTTTAAATTCACTACAAACCCATCTTCTTACGGGGAAGTTTCTTTATTTATTTTAGTTCCGGCCTCTTCGACTTCTGTAGGCCCAGACACTTCGTATCTTCCAATTTTAAAAAGAGGATCTACATTTTCATCAGATTCTGGTAACATTTTTTCTCTACTAGAAGATGTCGATTTTGGCAAGAATTTAAACGAAGTAATAGCTGCAACTGTTGATCCTGATACCGGTGCACCCCTAAACTATGCCGTAAAGGCCAAGGGGGTTGTCGCTTCTGGGGAATTTTTTGAACAGATTACGGAAATTGGCTCTTTTGAGAGATTTTTAAGAGTGGAAATAAGCGACGATAATATTACAGAGGTAGTATCAGTCGTAGATTCTGAGGGTAATGAGTATTTTGAAGTGGATTACTTAAGCCAGAATGTGATTTACAAAGATGTTATTAATTCTGACTCTAGTACAAAAGGTAATCCACACTCAATCCTCAAGCCTGTGGCAGTTCCTAGGAGATTCGTGCTTGACAGCGATTTGGATGGCATATTTCTTCAGTTTGGCCACGGCCAAGAGCAAAGCGAATTAGGGGGAGTTTTGGATCCGGCGCAAGTTGTGTTACAATTAAACGGAAAAAATTATATAACAGATAGCTCCTTCGATCCCAACAAGCTCTCATACAGTGATAAACTGGGGCTGGTGCCTTCTAATACTAGCTTAACCATCACTTATAAAAAGAACACTAGTGAATCTGTTAATTCAGCCGCCGATACAGTTATTAATCCTGAAGACATAGAGTTTTTCTTCCGGAATCAAGAAACATTAGCTGATGCCTCTATTGCTGACGTTCGAGCTTCTTTAGAGTGTACTAATGAATCGCCGATAGTGGGAGATGTTTCTTTCCCTGATTCAGACGAGGTTAAAATTCGTATTATGAACACTTTTGCGGCTCAAAACAGAGCTGTGACTGCGGAAGATTATGTATCACTAATCTATCAAATGCCG